TTTTAATTTCCTTTATGGTTTTTACAGGCTTCCAGACTACCTTCCCGTCTATCTCTTGCGCCTGCCTGATTCCGACGATGTGGATGTCAGGATTCCCCGCAAACAGCCTGATAAATTCCTCCGCCGTTTCAATCGACGAATATTCAGGGCTGATTTGGTAGCGGGCGTTGCTTAACCGCTTCCATTTGCGCCGGTCTTCGTACCACTTGGAATCCGTCTTGTCATATACAAGCCGCCGCCGTTTTTCTTCTTCGGGACGGCATTTGCCAAAGACTGCGAACATTTCAGTCGTCCTTTTCCTGCCAAACTTCGTCCCATCTTGCCCTTGAAACTAAAACAACATCGTCCGCATCTACTTCATGCGTTTCACCGTTACTTGTAATAACGTTAACCATTCGACCGATTGAGCATTTAACTTCGTTTAGATATACCGCTTTAATCAAGCCATCACTAATAGCCCCTGTGGAAATACCAACCAAGTCTCCAAAATTTAAATCTTTCATTTCCATCTCCTATTCAGACGACCTTTTCAGGTCGCCTGAAATTTTCATTACAGGGCGTTGATTTCTGCCTTTTGCTCGTCGGTCAGGTTGTAGGTTTCCAAAACTTCGGCAACCTCTTTCACGCCTGTTGACACCGCTTCAACCAATGCCGCGAACTGCTCTTCTGTCGGCGTGGGTTGGGGTGCTTTTTCCACTGGCTCAGGCTCGGTTTTCTCGACAGGCTGCGCTTCGACCATTGCGTTCAAATCCTGCACGCTTGATTTCTTGATTTCTTGGATTGCGAACCAGTCAGACGGCTTGCTCATGCCGTCTTTCAGGCTTGTATAGATTTTCCGCAATTCGACAATCTGCGCGGGGCGGATGGCTTCGAGACGGCATTGATAACGGTCTTGGATGTTTTCAGGAGTAATGCCAAACTTACCCATCGCTTCGGTCAGTTTTCGGATGGTCTCTTTTACTTCTTCGGGTTTTGTGCCGACACTTGCCGCCTGCGTGATGGAGCATTGCGCCAAAGCTGCCTCCACAATATCGCCGGGAATCACGCTCAAGATGCAGGCGCGTAATCGGCGGCTACCCTGATTCGCCACCATCTCGTAGATATCGCGCGGGTCGGTAAGCGTTTTCGCGCCGCCTTTTGATACGCGTTTATGTACGACCTGAAATACCTTTGCTTGTCGGACGTTGGTTTCCAAATCCCAAGCGTAAGCCTCGACTGTTGACACGCCGTTTTCTTGCGACAGTTCACGAATGCCAAAATCGATATTTCCCCAGTTCTGCGCCAAGACTTCAGCCAGTCGGATTGATGGGCCTTCGACGTTTTGCCCGCCGCGCGGGTAACTGTAAACCGCCGAATCTGCCAACGTTTGGCGTGTGCAGGCGTTGATGATGCGGTCGGCTGCCTGAATCTGATTGCGCGGGAACTGTTTAGCCATGAATACCATCGCCTGTATCTCGCTTGCTTCGCGCTGCGACTTGACTTCAGTCATTGTGTTTGGCAGTGCTTCAGAAACCGCCGTTTGTTGAAACGGGTTTTTTACCATTTGATTCATGATGTATCCTTAATCGTAGTATGCCCAAGCCGGTAAAGATAACGGCTCGATTTGTTCGCTATATGCCTGAAATGTATTTGTTTTGATACATTCAGAAAGCGTCATTAAATCCCTGCGGAACAGTTCATGCCCGCGCTCTTTTGCCTGCTCGTCCAGCGTGTAACACGCGACGGCAAACGGTGCTTTTTTCTCAACGGCGATGAAGATAAAACCTTTTGGATATTCCCCCGTCGCCTGATAAATGCCGTTGCTGTAAAAGGCGTCCTGAACGTGGTAACGGTAATTGGCGACTGACCGAGCGAAACCGTGCGGGCTTGCGTCCTCCGTTGACTTCAGGTCAACGATGATTCCGCTGCTATTCCAAAAGTCAGGACGACAACGACAATCAATCCCTGTTTCTTCATCGCGCCAAAAGACAGACTGTTCAGGCTTGCCACTACTCAACAATGCCGCCGCCTTTGGGTGGGCTTGGATGGCTGCCGCCATGCCTTTGATTTGCTCCACCCATTCGGCTTTCAGAATCGTCTTTCCGCTTTCCGCAATCTCTGCCAATTGCGCTTTGCCGTCTTTGGTGCGCCCGTCGAAGTCATCAGGCAAGACCGCGTAAGATTCGGCAAACACTTCAGGCAATAAGATGTAGTCGTGAAACGCGCTACCGAAAATCATTGCCTGTGTGCTTTCGGTTTCCGATTCCCGCGCATATTTGTAATGCGCGGGGCTTTTGGCAAGCTGGTCTAACTGCGTCTTGCTGACTGCTGCATGGCTGTGATAATCGGCATTGCTCATGCCATCAATAATCGTCATCTTTACGCCCCTGCAAGCAACTTATCTGCGTAAGCCCGCGCGTCAGATTCTTCTCTGAAAAACTGAACATTCTCCAACTGCGGCCGCTTCCCTTTTCTGAGTCGGGGCGCGGGGTCGTTGTAGCCGTCGGGCATGGTTCCGACTTGATAGCCGCTTATAACTTTTCGCATGACTACGTTTGGGCTGCGCGGTAAGCCCATAAAGCCTTTAACCTTTGCCGACAGGCTGCCGGCCAGTCTGTATGGTTGATGGTTCATTTTGCCGCCTCCGCGTCGCCGCGCACTTTTTCCAGCGGCGGTAAAGATTGATAAAGTTTCTCGATTTCGTCTGCCTGCTGGCGCGTTGCTTCTTCTGCTTCGCGCATCGCTTGTTTGGCGATGTCTTCGCGGATACCCTCGTAAGGGTCTAAGGCGTCCACGTCGATAAATGCTGCGTCGGTTGTATAGTCTGCGTATGCCTGCGCTTTTGCATATGCCTGTACGCAAAAAGCTACTGCCGCCGAAGCGATGATGATTGCTGTGTATTTCATGATTGTTTCCTCGCTGATTCATGATGTTTGGGATTGCCCGCCGATTGCTGCTTATCTCAACAATCGGCGGGCTTGGCTGTTTCTTCGTCCAGCCTGCGCCGCGGCTGCTTAAGGAGTCGCTGCCCGCGCATTGTCGTGGTTTAGGGCGGTGGGAAAACATTTCAATAAAACCCCCGCCGGCATTCCCTCTCACGACTAACGGTCTGCCTACTCTATTCCACTTCACGGGTATTCTTTGCCGCTTCAGGCGGCGTTAATCTTTTCTTGCTCGATAAATCGGTCCGCGTAAAAGTCGAGATTTTCGATTCGTGTGTAGTAATGGTCGTCCTCGATAGCGTCTTCCATTACTTCCATCATTTCGTCGCTGACCCACGCGGCTTCATCTCGGAGATTCATTCTGTATTCCCACTGGCGCGGGGTTTCGTCTTGGCATTCTTTAAGGGATTCGCGGTACTCAAACGCTGTTTTCATGACGAGATATTCGATGTCGTCTTCCAGCTCGGTAAACGCTTCTTGCTTGGCTTCGCTTATCGCCTGCGCTTTGGTGTAGGCTGCGTCTTCTCCACTCATTCCCCAATCGGATGTAATCGGTTCGCACATCATTCGATGACCTCGCATGATATTGGGGACGATGTGATTTTCAGTTTCGTACCGTCGCTGAAGTAATAAAACATGGCTTTTTCTGTTGCCGCTCCCAACTTCCCGCCGACAAATGAAATTGTCTCGATGGTGTCTCTGTAAAGCTGGGAAGCGGGGAAGCCTGCTTCGACCTTATCGTCAAATTCGCCCTTTACCCACTGGGCTTTGTTGTTGATGTGTTTGCTTAAATCAAGCATTTTGCGTTTCCTCGCGTCGTTGTCTTAATCAAGGGGTCGGGGCTTACCGTTTCCGCGTGCCGTTGCCCTGCCGTGTGTAGCCTGTTTGTGCCTCCGCGTTAGTGGTAGCTCGCCCAAGCCCTTGATTAAGCCGCCTGTCTTTCAAAGCGGCTGCTTGGCTTTCCTGATTTTTAAAGACCGTTGAAACCGTATCGGGCTTTGTTTAGCCGTCTGTTTTGTTTCGATGGGTGTATTATAGCAAAGCTAAACAAATAGTAAATAGCAAAGCTACACAGAAATGCTATATTTTTGCTATATTTTGATTTTAAAAAGAATTTAGTTTGAACTGATTTGAACCGCCATGAACAAGGCGAAAAAAAGCCGCCCATTTTGGCGGCAAATGTGAAGTAAATAACGGTATAACCCCTATCGAAAGGAGGTAAACCCCTGTCAATAGGCAAAAAGAAAGCCCGCGCATGGCGGGCTGAATAGGTAAACATGAATAATCGAATAATCAAGTCAAAAAAAGAGAAGATTTTTATTATACCAGAATATTTGGATAAATGACGTGAGAAAATTTTAATCTGATATGTCATAAGCCCAAAGTGAGATTTTCTCACTTTGAAAATTAGGTAAAAAGAAAGCCCCTAGCCTTGTTATTCCGACCAATTAGGCCGGCAAAGCTAGGGGAGTTATTATGCAATCTGCTTTCTACTTGGTCATTATACCTGATTACTTGTCTTTGTTTAGATTTTTGTCGTGTTTTTCAAGGGCGCGTTTCGTCTGCTTGATTCCGGTTCTGACCTTGTTAATCTTTTCGTCAGACAGTTTGAGGTCTTCCGGCAATGTGCCGGACGTTTGAATCATCACGTTACGGACTGAACGTCCAACTTCTTCAGCGGCTCGCTCTAACGGCTTTTGTCCGTGTATGTTCTGATTGCGTATCTTTTCCTCTGTCTGCGTGATTCTGAACGTATTGGCCGCCAATTCGACAGGGTTCATGAAGTCAAGCAATGAGCCTTTCAGGTCGCCTACGCCTTTGTAGTTTTTTAGCTTGTTAATGTTCATGTTGTACAAGCCGCGATAACCGGCATTTTGGAATAGGCCATATTCCTCTACGCCGTGTCTATGGGCGAGGTGGTTTAATGTCTTTTCACGGTCGGTAATATCGCCGCGCAAGAACACGCGGTTTACATCGTCCGCGTCTCGGAATGTTGCGTTAATTTCTTCCGCCAGTTTGGCAAAATAGGCTTGCGCCGCCGCTACGCGCGGATTGCTGATATTCCCATTCATCACGGTTAAGTAACAGGCAAACCGCGTCAATTTAATATCATTGTCGCAATTTTGTGAGGCCGTCTGAATAAAGTTTTCAGTTATCGGAATATCCAACTGAAAGCAAACGGAATGGGCGCGGTTGATTGCTTTTAAAATGGCCTGCATATCATTGTAGCCAAGCATCATTGCCAAGTCTGAAGCATACCAAAAGGTGTTGTCATCGGATTGGGCAAAACTGTCAAATGGCACTGTTGATTGAGGGGAAAAGACGGCAAGCTGGTGTGTCATATCGCAATTAAATTTAGTCATTTTTTTAAACTCTTATTTTACCATAAAATATTGTTTTATAATGATGATTTACACTTCCATCAAGGCAGGGGGAAGCCCGCATTGCGCGGGCTATGTTTAGATAACTGGCAGGTAGCAACATCGGCAACCTGATTTGTGCGTACATTGTGCATGGGGCAAAACAGGGGCTTCAGACGACCTATATGTTTTGCCACTTTGCGATTTACAAAACTCGCAACTATCAGGGCAGCCTAAAATCTCAACCTTTTCATACTGTTTAAGCTCTTGCCGTGATTTCGCGCGGAATAGCAACATCAACGGCGCGGCAGAATCAACAAGGCTGGATGATGAAAACTCTTGATGATAAAGCCATTTGGGGATTTGGTTTAATCCCCAAACAAAGTTAAACGCGGCAATGATACGCGCGGCATTTAAATCGTCATCGCTTATTCCGTCGAGTATCTCTAGGGTTTCTGAAAATATAGACTCCAAGATTTCAATATCTGACGGCTCAGGGTATCGCGCCCAGTATTCTTGAGGGGATACCCCCAAAAACAGCCCGCGCGGTTGCGGTTGTGATAATTCATAATCTGCAACCGTCCGACACGCCGCCGATATATCGCCTGATCGGATTTGCTGCAAACTGACTCTGTATGCTTCGTCTCTATCCATCATGCAATCACACTCCACCAAAACACGCGCCCGATGATGTTCATCTCATCTGCGTCCGCCTCTTCATCGGGATAAGCTTCAGAATTGTAGCTTTTGATGCGGATTTTATTGTCAGGCAGCTTTTGCAGGATTTTTGTCCGCAATAGCCCACCATGATTGACGGCGTAGATTTTGCCGTCCTTGATGACCTTGTCGGCGGTGTTGATGCCGAGTGTCGCTCCGTCGGGAAATACCGGCTCCATGCTGTCGCCGTCCGCACAAACGCAAACCACATCGGCGGGATTGATGCCATGCCGCCTAAGCGTTGATTTTGAGAAACGCAGTTTGTATCCGTTGTAGTCCTCGATGTCGTCTGAAAATCCGTTCCCTGCTGACAGATGGATGTCTTTGTAGAACGGAACTTCACAATCATCAGCCGCCAACGGCGTCTTGCTGTCCCAAACATCCAGCGTACCAATTACGGTAGCGTTTGATTCAGGCTGTCTAAATTCCTCTTTGCCATCTAACCACCCGCGCGGCAAGGATAAAGCATCTTCAATTTGTGCCGCTGCGCCATTGCCTATATTCCGATAGCCATTTACCCACTGGTTTACCTGCGCTGGTGCTTTCCCAATAGCGCGGGCAAATTCAGCCTGACTGCCTTTAAACCGGCTTTCAATTAAGTTTTTCAGATTATCAAGTCTGCTCATTTCTTTACTCCCAGCTAAATCAACGTTTTAAATTATAAAGCAACGCTATATATAACAATGCTACTATTTTGCTTGCGTTTTGAAAATAGCTTTGCTATACTATTGCTACGTTGAATATAGCAAGGTTGAAATATGACTTTAATTGAATATTGCGCCATTCGCGGGAATCAATCTTACTTGGCAAAGAAAACGGGGATTTCACCGGCATTCATCAATCAGATTGCGCGAGGCGTTAGAAGTGTTCCAGTTCAATCAGCGGCATTGATTGAAAAGGCAACGAAAGGCGAAGTAACCCGACAAGAAATGTTCCCTGATGATTGGGAAAAGATTTGGCCTGAGTTGGCAAGAAAAGGCGCAAAAAGTAAATAACCAAAAGAAAAGCCCGCACGAGGCGGGCAATTCCCCCTGAATTGCGAGGAAACGATTCAGGTAAGACGAAAGGGCATTATGAACCAAAAGCAAACGCAATGCAAGAAGATTGTCGCGTATATCCGCTTAAACGGACACATCACATCTTTGGAAGCGGCAAAACATTTGAATATCACGCAGTTGTGCTCTCGGATCATCGACTTGGAAAGCAGAGGCTTTGTTTTCAACAAGCCTAAATTCAAGGTCGGCAACTGTAAAAATCCGGTCGCCCATTACTCGATAAATAAATCAGGAATTGAGCTATGAGTATGAGATTAACATCAGAAGCCATGTTGTTGAAAGTTGGGAATCCAGTCAGAAAGTTGGTTTTACTGAAATTGGCAGACCAAGCGAACGATAACGGCGAATGTTGGCCATCATACAAGACTATTGCGGAAGCTGCTGAATGCTCCCGCCGTTCGGCTGTAACTCATATTGATTGGCTCGAAAAGCATGGTTTTTTATGGATTGAAGAACGCCGAATTGAAGGCAATAGAAATCTGACAAATGTTTATCACCTAACACTTGGGAAAGGAAAGTTGGAAAACGGCGGGGGTGGTGAAAATCCTGCACTAGGTGGTGAAACAGTTGCACTAGGGGGTGGTGAAAATCCTGCACTAGGTGGTGAAACAGTTGCACTAGGGGGTGGTGAAAATCCTGCACCCAAACCAGTCAATAATAACCAATCAATGAACCATATTAATACAACACCCGATAAAGCGGATGTTGAAAAACCTGCTAAAGCAAAAAAAACATCTGTGAAGTGGGAGCAAGAAGCGTTAGTTGCATTGATGGCACGCGGGGTTGATGAACAGTTGGCTAAAGACTACATAGCCGTCCGAAAAGACAAGGGCGCGAAGACGCTAACTGAAACAGCATTGAATGGGTTGGAGCGCGAAGCTGTGAAAGCCGGGCTAAACCTATCTCAGGCGTTGATTAAATGCTGCGAAAGAAACTGGGTGGGATTTGATGCCGACTGGATTCTCGGAAGTATTCAAAAACGCTCAAATCGTGGTGGTCTGACACACAATCAAACCGCCGATGTGATGGACGACAAAAACTACGGCAACGAGCCGACGACGGATTTTTAAGGGGTTTGGGAATGGCTTTGAAAAGCGCATCTGATTTTTTGAAAAGCTACGGCGGCGCAAAAACCGAGCAACGGGAATGCTCGGAACATGGCGAATACACGTCAAAAAGCATTTTTCGCGGCGTGTGGACCGGCTGCCCTGTCTGCCAAAAGCTGAAAGCGGCGGACGAGATGGCGGCATACGCGGAAACACTGCGCCGCGAAGCGAAACGCGACGAACTGTCAAAACGCATCGGGCGATCAGGCATTGCAGAACGGTTTAAAAATTGCCGAATTGAAAATTATGCCGTCGATGATTCGGTGCCGGGAATGGCAAGGGCAAAAGCCGCCGCCGCCGACTATGCGGAAAACTTCGAGGATGTTTTGCAGACCGGGCGGAACCTGATTTTTTCGGGTAAGCGCGGCACGGGGAAAAACCATCTCGCCTGCGGCATTGCCCACAAAATCATCGGCGACGGCAAAAGCGCAATTGTTATCACAGTGGGCGATATGTTGCAGACGGTCAAAGACAGTTTTAACGGCGGCAGCGAGAAAGAGGCGGTCGGCGTGTTTGTGAAACCCGATTTGCTGGTGCTTGATGAATTTGGCGCGGGCAACCTGTCTGAAACGGATGGTCGGATTTTGTTTTCGGTCATCAACGGGCGATATGAGCGGCTTATGCCGACGCTGGTGTTAACCAATCTGTCCCCTGAAGAGTTTAGGCAAAACGTTGACGCGCGTATCAGGGATAGGCTGCGTGATGGCGGCGGGAAATTAATACCGTTTGACTGGGGCAGCTATCGTGCGTGAAACATGCTTTTACTGCGTCCACGCAGCTTTTAAAGCTGAATCAAACAGCACGATGCGCGGGTTTGCGAAATGCACAAAGGCGCGAAATGCGGAAGAAAGGGCGACGTATTACCACGGCGGGCATATCTGCCATCTGAAAGACTTTTGGTCGGGTGGTAGCGGTTTTGAAGCCGCACCGGCGGCGACGATGGCAAAGCGAAGTGAAATTTTTGAAAAATGGCGAACGAAAGGAAAGTGAAAAATGAATTGGATTGAGTGGTTCGGTCTTGCAATGGCTTTTGGTGGGGTGATTGGTGTCGCTATTCACGCCGCCTCCCGCGCTCCGCTTGATGAATTTGGTCGGAGAATTGACCGCGATGACGACTAAGAAATGTACCAGGTGCGGCGAAGAAAAGCCTTTGGATAAATTCCCATATTTGCAAAAACTGCGGGCGGACGGTTCGCGCGGCTATATGGCGGAATGTAAGGCTTGTAAGTGCGAAAGGGTCAAAGCCTACTACCGGGCTAAAAAAGCAAAATTGGCAGAGCTTGAGATTAAGTGGGCAGAAGAAGCAGTCAAGACGGCGTTGTCTATGCGCGAAGCCGCGCAACAGGCAAATCAGGCATTTCCGATTTTAAGCCCGGCATATTGGGATGTTAAAGCGGCAATGCGGGCGCATGAAGAACTGGGGATAGCATGGTAGTTTTGAGTTTACCCTACCCCATCAGTACAAATCGATATTGGCGGACGTTCCGCAACCGTTAAATCGTCAGCAAAGAGGCGGTGGCATACAAGGCGCGGGTTGCCGCCATCGCCGCTGAAAACGGTATCAAGCCGACCGATAAGACGGTAAGTCTGACAGTCCAGTTAATCCCAAAGGCGAATAAAGACGGGTCGGCAAGCAAAATCTGCTTGGATTTGGATAACTGCCTGAAAGTCTGTTTGGACGCATTACAGGGTGTCGCCTACGAAAACGACAATCAGGTCGAAGAGATACACGCGAAACGCATGAAAACTCCCGTCGCAGGCGGCGGGCTGGTGGTAAAGGTCGAGGAGTTGGAATGAGCGCAATCAGAAAAGCCGCTAAAGGCGAGCAATGCACACTGACTAATTAGACCGGGAAAGGATTTGAAATGGCGGTAAATGTTGCGGTGGTGAAAACGCCGGCGGGAACGCTTGCACCGGCGACGGCATACGATGCGGAATTGTTGCGGGATTATGCCGCCGGTCGGCAGTTGAAGGTGGAAATCAAGCAGATGGGCAACCGCAGTTATCAGCATCATAAGCTGTTTTTCGGCGGGTTACTGCCTTTGGCCTATGAATACTGGGTGCCGTCGGGCGGGCTGGTGACGGACGGGGAGCAGAAGCTGATCAGCGGTTTCGCGCGGCGGCTTGAGGCCATGCATTCGAGCGGCGGGCTGTTTTTGGAGTTTGCCGACGAGTTTGTACGGATGGTGGCGGCAAAGCGGGGAGAGAAAATCGGCGCGGTGTTGCAAAGTATGGAGGTTTTCCGCAAGTGGTTGACGATTGAGGCGGGGTATTTCGATGTTTACGAGACGCCGAACGGTTACCGCAAGGAGGCGAAAAGCATCAGCTTCCACAGTATGGGGCAGGAGGAGTTTAATCGGTTTTACCGGGACTGCTTTCAGGTGGCTTGGAACATGATGTTGTCGTCGAAGTTTGAGTCGGAGGAGGCCGCCGAACGGGCAGCTATGGAGATGATGGAGATGGGCGGATGAGCAAGATTACGCAGTCGGCACGCGGCGAGCGTTGTCAGATACGGTTTCCGGGCATTTGCAATCATGATCCGGAAACGACGGTTTTCGCGCATTACCGCTTGGCAGGCTATTGCGGCACGGGCATCAAGCCGCCCGACTTTATGGGCGCGTATGCCTGTTCGCGCTGCCACGATTTGGCCGACGGGCGGCTGAAGGCGGATTGTGCGGAAGGGGAAATTCAGACGGCCTTCGCGGAAGGTGTGATGAGGACTTTGGTTTTGTTACGTGAAAAAGGGTTAATCAAGCTATGAATCAGCAAGAATTTGAATTTATGAACGACTTGGCGCGGGCTTTTGAGCGTCGTTACCGTGATACGCGCAGCCTAAATAGATGTTTGAGTATCGAAGGCCGCTATATGGGGGAGGAAGTTCGCCCGCATAAGCCTGAAATCGGCTTGAGGTACGGCGAAGATGCCATGTTTCTTACTTTACAGGCATGGGCGAAGGTGGATGCGCCGCAACAAGAGGCCGTCCGTATTTCGTTCGGCATCGGTGCGAAGTCGCAGGCAGCCTACGAGGAACGCTTGCAGGCTGAAATTAGGCGGCGCGGCGAGCAGCCCCTGCATTTGCAGACGGATTTGGGCTTGGCCGCGTGGTATAGGGCGATACGGCAGGCGGCAGGGGATGATTTTGATTTGCTGTTTGAGAAGGTTTGATTTTCTTAACGGTTACGGTATGATTGCGAAAATTAACACGTCTTAATGAAAGATAGGAAATGGCATATATCAACATACTGGCTGGCGATTTTCATAAAGGGAAAGCCGTCTTAAAAAATGATTGTATTGTTCTTCTTCGCGGCGAGAAGGTTGCACTGCTTGATATTGCAGGTTATGAGGTGCAGGACGGCGGTGTGATAGAGGTTGTGTTTTTTGATGGCCGCCGAATGCTGGTAGAGAAGAACGACGCATTCCTGCAAGCAGTGAAGGTCGCCCTTTATAATGAATCTCAAAACCCAGAAGAACGGCGGCAGCAATACAACCAAAGGCAGGTTAATTCTGCGGCTAAGGCAAAAAAAGCAAAGAAAATCAAGCTGATTGTGGGCGGTATTTTTGTTTTGCTTTTTGTCGCTATGTGCGCTGTGCCGAAAAAGGAATTAACGCCTGAAGAGAGGGCGGCCGCGGACAAGGCAGAGGCGGCAGCCGAAAAGCAGAAAATTGATGGGAAAATTGCTTCAGGTGTACGGGAATTTAAGTACGACAAGAAAGCTTATCCGAAGTTATACAAGAAGTGGGGCGAGAAGGCTATCGAGGAAATGAACGGTTATTTGCCACGGATAGCCGAACATGTTGCCCGGGAGAATTCATGCGATGCAGTAGAAAGTGTTGATATTTCAGATGCGCGCAGCAACCCGAAAGCCAAACAAATGGTTTTCTTTGTAGATTGCAGGAATGGTAAACGCTTTTTTGTATCTACTGACGACCTTAATTCCGGTCGGAAATCAACCGCTGAACAGGATAAAGAGATTAATCATTCAGTCGTCATCAGTCAGTGTGATGCGGCAATTAAAGCTAAATTGAATCATCCCGGAACGTTTGACCCGCACCTTCTGGACACGGCAACCGGAGTAAATCCGAATGGCAATATCTTGGTTACCCGTGGATTTACGGCTAAAAACGGGCTTGGAATGCAGATTGATTATCGGGCATATTGCGTTATCACAGACAATAAAGTGGAAGTTTCGGTCGAACAGAAATAGTAAAAAAACCCCGCACATCAGGTTTGATAGGGATTGGGGGATTAAATTCCCCATCTATCAAATTTTCAGACGGCCCGTTGTTTTTTCCAGCAATAGGTGTATAATTCAAATCGTTACCCTTGCGGGGCTTTTCGCACGCCCAAAGGATATGAATTTTTAAGCCCGTACATAATAATGTGCGGGTTTTGTTGTTTTCAAACGACCTGAATTTCAGGTTTCCCAGCCGTGCTGTAACTGGCAAAAGGCAAAGGGCGGCGTAGCCGCTAAGGAAGATGACGCGGACGCTTCCAAGTAAACTAGGGGGTCGCGCCCCACTCTACTTTGTTGACGCTCTTTAAAAACGCGGAGCAAGTGAAACGCGTTTGCCCGACCTAATGGTCGCCTGCCATGACAGGCTGTAAAGCGGTTCTTGCACATAGCCCCTGCCGTTATCGGTATGGGGCTATCCCTTTATTTATGGTGTATTACTCTCCTTTGCCGTCTGTATTCTGATTAAGATCGGAATCAGGCGGCTTTCTTTTTTCTGTGAGGTTCGATATGAGTGGAAAAGAAAAACGCCCTATCGGGCGTCCGAGTAAATTCAGTCAAGGCTTGGCTGAGAAGATTTGCGAACAAATCGCGCATGGTAAAAGTTTGCGTGCTATCTGTGCTGAAGATGATATGCCGTCAACCTCAACCGTTTGTAAGTGGTTGAATGAGAACCAAGATTTTTCGGAGCAATACGCGCGCGCGCGAGGCAGGCAGGCAGACCATTACTTTGAAGAGATTGTAGAAATAGCCGATAGCGTAGAAGCTGATAGCGCGGCGGTGGCAAAGGCAAGATTACAGGTAGATGCCCGCAAATGGGCTGCGTCGAAGCTTGCACCTAAGAAATACGGTGAAAAGACTGAGCTTGACGTTAAATCAAGTGATGGCAGTATGACGCCGACGGTACGCCTTGACGCGGAAGAGTATCGTAAGATAGCTGAAGACGTTTTGCGGAAGATTTAGCACAAAATGCTAATCCATTAGACGGCTTGAATGCCATTTTTGATTAATCTTCCAATGGAATTTGAAATAAAATGGCATTACAGCAATTTGACGAAAAAGAAATATTGGTCATTCGTGATTTTTGCTGGCGCGATTTATATACATTCACGCGCTGGATGTTTCGTGAGCGGCGCGGGTATCAATGGACGCAGGCGAAGCATCATGAGTTGATATGCGACGCGTTGATGCGTGTTTTCAACGGCGAGACAAAGCGACTGATTATCAACATTCCGCCGCGATACTCGAAAACGGAAATCGCGGTAGTTAACTTTATCGCATGGGCGATGGGGCGTGTTCCCGATTGCGAGTTTATCCATGCGAGCTATTCATCAACGCTGGCGGTTAATAACTCTGTGCAGATTCGTAATCTTGTCCAGCATGAAGAGTATCAGGCGATTTTCCCCGGCGTGGAGCTTGCAAGCGAAAGCAGCCATCACTGGAAGACGACCGCGGGCGGTGTGATGTACGCAACAGGTACGGGCGGTACGATTACAGGTTTCGGCGCGGGCAAGCATCGGGACGGTTTCGGAGGTGCGCTAATTTTGGACGACCTCCATAAGGCTGACGAAGCGCGAAGCGAGGTCAGACGGCAAAACGTTATCGACTGGTTTCAAAACACACTGGAGTCACGGAAAAACAGCCCTGAAACACCCATTGTCGTGATTATGCAAAGGCTGCATGAGAAAGACATCGCGGGTTGGTTGCTTGACGGCGGCAACGGCGAAGAGTGGGAGCATTTGTGCTTATCCGCCATACAAGACGACGGCTCGGCGTTGTGGCCTGAAAAGCACGATATTGAAACATTGCGACGAATGGAACAAGCCGCGCCGTATGTCTTTGCCGGTCAGTATTTACAACGCCCTGCCCCGCCTGATGGCGGTACGTTCAAGCCTGACAATCTGCAATTTGTGAAAGCCCTGCCCGCTGGGAATATCCGATGGGTGCGCGGATGGGACTTGGCGTCCACTGCGAACGACGGCGACTACACAGCAGGCGGCAGGCTTGGTGTTACAGAAGATGGGCGGTACATCATCGCCAACGTCGTGCGCGGTCAGTATGGCGCGGATGAGCGGGATAGGATATTGCGCAACACGGCGCAAAAAGACGGCGTGAAAACGAAAGTATCTATCCCACAAGACCCCGGGCAAGCTGGCAAATCGCAAACCTTGTATCTAACCCGTCAATTGGCGGGTTTTTCTGTATCTGCCAGCCCTGAATCGGGCGACAAGGTAACACGCGCCGAGCCGTTCGCGGCACAGGTCAACATCGGTAACGTGATGGTACTGGATGATGGCACATGGGATACGGACGCGCTGATTTCAGAAATGCGAATGTTTCCGAACGGTCAGCATGACGACCAAATCGACTGTTTGAGCCGTGCATTTAGCGAGCTACTGGACACCCGAACAGGGATGATTGATTACCTGCGTTCGCAGGTCGAGGCAAACAAATGAGTAAAAAGACACCATTATCACAAGGCTTTGTTGCCCGCGTTGCTGCTGGTGTCCGTTACGCCTTTACCGGCAATGCGGACGGGTGGTTTGACGCTGGCGAGCCTTTAGCCCCTGTCGCGCAACAGGCAGAGGGTCGGCGGTTTGATTATGAGCCGTTTTACAACATCGGGCATTCCAAGCCGCGCGAACGTGAGGCGATAGGCTTTGCACAATTACGCGCGCTTGCCGATAACTACGATGTATTGCGGCTGGTTATCGAAAAGCGCAAAGACCAAATGGAGAGTCTGAAATGGACAATTCAAAAACGCGATATCGAATCAACCAAGACCAACGAATCGCAGCGCAAAGACCGCAAGGTCGATGAAGCCATTGCATTCTTCCAGTCGCCTGACAAAGAACACACATGGGCGGACTGGCTGCGCATTTTGCTGGAAGACCTGTTCGTCATTGACGCGCCGTGCATCTACCCGCGCAAAACGCTAGGCGACGACTTGTACGCCCTTGAAGTGATAGACGGGGCAACGATTAAACGCGTGTTGGACAATACAGGTCGTCTACCATTGCCGCCTGAGACGGCGTATCAGCAAATCTTGCACGGCATGGCGGCGGTTGACTACACGGCGGACGAGTTGATTTACCGTTCGCGCAACAACCGAAGCTACAAGGTTTACGGTTATTCCCCCGTCGAGCAAATCATTATGACCGTGAACATTGCCTTAAAACGGCAGATTCACGCGCTGGAATACTACACGGCGGGCAGCGTTCCCGATGCTTTGGTCGGCGTGCCTGAGGGGTGGCCGGCTGACGAAATTCAGCGTTTCCAAGAATACTGGGACTTGCTGTTGTCGGGCGAGACGGCGGAACGGCGCAAAATGCGTTTCGTGCCGGGCGAATTATCCCGAAACTTCAAAGAGACCAAGCAGCCGCCGTTGAAAGACGTTTACGACGAATGGCTGGCACGCGTCGTCTGCTTTGCGTTTAGTGTCGAGCCTACGCCGTTCGTGGCGCAGGTAAATCGCAGCGTGGCGGAGACGAGCCGTGAGCAATCGTTGTCTGACGGCATGAGCAGCCTGAAGAACTGGGTTAAAGCCCTGATTGATGACGTGCTTGCCCGCTACATGGATATGGCGGCGTATGAGTTTGTTTGGCAGGAAGAGGAATCACTTAACCCGAAAGAACAGGCGGAAATCTACGCCATCTACAAGAACGCAGGCATTTTGACCGCTGACGAAATCCGCGCCGATTTGGGCAAGGAGCCGTTACCGGAACAAGAACAGCCTGATCCGAATAAGCAAGACGACCAACAACCTGAAGAGCAGCCGAACCAAGAGGCTGAAAAACTGGGAAAGTCGGAAAGCCCAATGAGCGAAGACGAAGCCGCCGCGCTTATTGAGGCTTATTTGCTGACGCGCGTGGACGGCATGGCTGAACAAATCGCCGCGCTGATTGACGGTGCTGCTGTTGACTGGCAGGCTGAAGACCTGACCGCCGAACTGAACCGGGTAGCAAAAATCGTTACCGACGGTTTGGATTTCGGTGACTGGGCGGGCTTATCCGATGTGGTCGAGCCGATAATCAGACGCGCGGCGGAAGATGGGGCGGTTGCCGCCTTGTTGCAGGTTATGCCCGACCCTGCTGTCGGTATGGTTACGAACATTCGCAGCCGTGCCGTCAAATGGGCGCATGACCGCGCCGCCGAAATGGTCGGCATGAAGTGGGTGGGCGGCGAGCTTATCCAAAACCCTGCCGCCGAGTGGCAAATCACAGAGGGGACACGCGAAATGATACGCGCCCAAGTGGTTGAAGCCATGCAAAACGGCGACAGCGCGCAGGAGTTAGCAGGTCGTCTGAAAGAATCTCACGCTTTCAGCAATACCCGCGCCCGAACCATTGCCAGAACTGAAACGGCGATGGCGGACGGCATGGGCAACCTGATAGGCTGGGAAGAGACCGGGCTTGTTGCCGGAAAGCGGTGGATAACCGCTGAAGACGACAAAGTATCAGAAATCTGCAATACCAATGGGGATCTGGGCGTGATTGGTCTGCATGAGCATTTCGCACATGGCGGCATGACACCGCCTGCCCATCCTAATTGCAGGTGTACGGTCATACCCGTTTTGGCAGAAGGTATGCCGAAAGTTTGATTTTACTGGGGTAGTGTTGGGTTTGCCGCTCTCTTTACGGTGGCGGCTTTTTTTTGGAGTACAGAATGGCAAAGTTATACGCAGAAATCACCAAGATGGAAGCGCAGGACGACGGTACCGTCAAAGTTTGGGGTTATGCCTCGAGCGAAGCGGTCGATTCGGACGGCGAAGTCATCACGGCACAAGCAATGAAAGCGGCTATTCCCGATTACATGAAGTTTGGCGCGGTGCGTGAAATGCACGGCTCAAACGCAGCGGGAACGGCTATCGAAATCAACGTCGAAGACGACGGGCGCACATTTTTCGGCGCGCATATCGTTGACCCTGTTGCGGTTACGAAAGTCAAAAAAGGCGTCTACAAAGGCTTTTCAATCGGCGGCGGCGTTACCGCCCGCGATGAGTTGAACAAGTCGCAAATTACGGGCTTGAAGCTGACAGAAATCAGCCTTGTTGACCGCCCTGCCAATCCTGACGCGGTGTTTACCTGCTTTAAAGCAGATAAGCCTAAAGACGGCGAAGAAGCAGCGGATAAGGACGACGAGTCAGCCAAGAAGACCGACGAAACGCCTGCCGACGATACCGAAAAGGCAGACGACAAGGCGGATAAGAAGGTTGACGACAAAGAAGACGACAAGAAAGACGAAGCTGAGAAATCGGCAAGCGTCGAATTGTCCGCATCTGAAATCGCCATCTTGAAAGCGGTCTTGGCGAAAGCTGAAAAGTCGAAAGACGAGCCTGTCGCTAAATCGATGTGGCAAGTCAAATCGTTAGCCGATGTGTTGGCGTCACTGAAATGGCTGATTGAGGACGCTATCTATGACGATGTGGACGTGGCTGTTATCGCGCAAATCAAAGAATCAGCGGGCAGCCTCGCCGAATCGCTGAAAGCCTTGACGGTAAGCGAAGCCGACAAGCTGGTCGATGGTTTGGCAGCCAAAGCCGATAAATCAGACGACCTTGCCAAAGCCGAATCGGCGGACGAATTGGCAAAAGCGCAAGACGCGCTGAAGAAATCGAATGACGCCCTTGCCAAAGCTCAGGCGGAAATCGAAAGCCTGAAGAAACAGGCAGCCCCGCCGAAAGGTAGCACTAAAGCTATCAGTAAGGCAGAAGATAACGGTGAAGACCCTTTAAACGGTTTTCAGCCGATTGTAAAGAATGACGGTTCGCTTGATGATGTGGCAACACTCGTCAAGGCAGCACACGCAGGCCGTCTGTAACACCGCTTACAGGCGGTTTTTTATTTTTTGGGAGCTTTATAAATGAACGTGAATCAAATCACTCAAGAAACGCTTGAACTGATGAAATCAGCGCAAGCAGGCGGCGAGCCGCTGAATAAAGGTTTTACTCAGCCGACCAGTTTTACCACTGGTCTGCAAACCTATGACCTTTCCGCGCCGTCTCAAAAACTCTATCCGGTATTGACCCCGTTGCGTAACCGTATCCCCCGTGTGGGCGGCGGTCGCACCATCGGGTCAAACTGGAAAGCCATCACTAATATCAACGTCGGCAACCAACGCGCAGGTATCAGCGAAGGTAAACGCGGCGGTGTCATCAACCATGAAATCGTTGAACGAAACGCCCAATTCCGCGCCATCGGCTTGGAAAACCAAGTAACCTTTGAAGCGGATTACGCGGCACGCGGTTTCGAGGACGTAAAAGCGTTGGCGGTTGCCCAAACTCTGCAAGCGACTATGGTTGCTGAAGAAATGATTTTGCTGGGTGGTAACACCAGCCTGAAAGCAGGCGTTACCCCTACCCCGACCGCTGTCGCATCTAACGACACTCTGGGCAAAATCAGCACGTCCACCCTGTCCATTGTCTGCGTGGCTTTGGGCTTGCAGGCGTACTGGGACGTAGCAGGCGCAAATAACGGCGCAATCGGTCAAAGCCTGAACATCAAAACTGCTCAAGTCCCTGCCAAAATCACGCGCCAAAACGCTGACGGCACTACCGATACATTCGGCGGCGGCTCTGCCCAAAAATCAGCGGCGGCCTCCGTTTCGGGTGTTGGTACAGGTAAAAAAGTAACCGCTATGATTCCAGCCGTTCGCGGCGCGGTTGCCTACGCTTGGTACTGGGGCGCGGCTGGCTCTGAAAAACTGGGCGCGATTACCACTTCCGCCAAAGTGGAAATTTTGGCTGATGCTGAGGGTACTCAAACCGCTGCCTCCCTGCCGTCTGAAGACAATTCGACTTCAGTGCTGGAGTTTGACGGCTTGCTGACCCAAATTGCCCTGCCCGATTCAGGCGCGTTCTGGTCGGACAATAAAGGCAACGGCTTGACTTCAGACGGCGCGGGCGGCGTGTATGAATTTGAAGAGGCGTTCGCGCATTTCTTCTCGAAATACCGCCTGTCCCCCGATACCATCTATGTCAACGCCCGCGATTTGGCTGCGTTGACTAAGCTGATTATCGGCAATGACGGTGCGCCGCTGATTAAGCTGAAAGTGGACATTGACAACGCCGCGAACATTCGCGCGGGTGTGGTGGTTGGTTCATACCTGAACAAAATCACAGGTGACGAACTGAATATCGTGGTTCACCCGAACTTGCCTGCCGGTACTTACTTGTTCTATTCGACCCGTCTGCCTGCCTACGTTCAAGGCATCGGTAATTTACTGCAAGTGCGCACGCGCCAAGAGTATTACCAAATCGAATGGCCGCTGCGTACCCGTATGTATGAGTACGGTGTTTACGCGGACGAGTTGCTGCAAGGTATGTTCATGCCTGCGTTCGGTATGATTACCAACGCCGCCTAACCCTAACAAGGTCGTCTGAAATTCAGACGGCCTTTTCTTTTGGAGAATCAAAATGACTGAATTGGTTAAATTACAAGCCCCCGAAGGCTTTACCGATGTTTCCTTTGGTAGCCAAAGCTACACAGTGGGCGAAGACCGTATCGTGGAAGTGCCGTCAGAAGCAGCGCAATTCTTGTATCAGTTCGGCTTTGGCAACGTTACTGCTGAAGCTGCCGAAACTGAAGAGCCTGAAAAAGCCAAGCGCGGACGCAAAGCGAAAACCGAGCAGCCGGCAGAGCAGCCAGCCGAACAGGCTGAAACCGAGCAGGCCGCCGAACCTGAAAAGGCTGAATAACGATGACCGCCCTTGTCTCTCTTGAGTTGTTCAAACAGCGGCTGGGCGTTACCCACGATAAGCAGGATGCGTATTTCCAAACCCTGCTTGACGGGGTATCGGCGGCTGTCGAAGCCTACATCGGGCGCAAACTCGAAGCGGCGGATTACGTCGAGCGTTACAACGGCAACGGCAAAAACCGCATCGTCCTGAATCAATACCCCGTTTTGTCCGTGTCGTCCGTGAAAATCAACGGGCGCACGGCAAACGACTGGGATTTTGATAACTGGCTGCTGATTCGCCATGCCTGTTTTGCACAGGGGATCCGAAATGTCGAAGTATCGTACCGCGCGGGCTATGAAACCATACCCGCCGATATTCAGGAAGCCATCTTGATTATTGCAACGCAGCGGATGAACGAAATTGAGAACAAGGGCGTACAGTCGAAAACGCTTGCAGGCGAGACCATCGCTTTTTCTACGTTCAGCGATTCGGGCGGTATGCCGCCGTCAGCGTTTGCGATACTCAATGAGTACAAGCGGAAAGGCGTGTAATGCTGAAAATGGAATTTATCGGCGGCGATGTTTTGGTGGCGTTATTGCGAGCATATGGCGACAAGGTTCAGACGGCTATCGTGAAGTCTGTCGGTCGGTCGGCGTTGAAGTTGCAAAGCGAAGTCATGGAAAACCGCCTGTCTGGACAGGTGCTGAACGTACGGACGGGCAATCTGCGTCGGTCGATACACCAGCGCGTAACCAACACAGGCAGTGCGGTAATCGGCGAGGTAAACACGAACGTCCGCTACGGCAAGGCGCATGAATATGGTTTTGCGGGGACGGTCAATGTGAAAGCCTCTTTGCGTCAGGTTCGCCAAGCGTTCGGTCGCCCGCTGAAATCCCCGCGATACGTTCAGGTGCGCGCGCATTCCCGTAATGTCCGCCTGCCTGAGCGGTCGTTTTTACGGACGGCTTTGCGTGATATGAAACCTGAGATTGAAGCCGATTTGAGAAACTCCGTTAAAGGGGCATTACGATGAACCGTGAAGCGATTTATTCCGCTCTGTGGGCGAAGTTGGATGCGTTGGACGGCTTTGTTACCAAGAGCCGCAAACTGCTGCACTGGAACGATGTGAAACGCTACGACCAGCCCGCGTTATTCATGGCGCAGGGCGATATGCAGGCAGTAACGTTGACAGGGCAGGAAACCAAGTGGATTTTGCGCGTCAATGTTTACCTGTACGTCCAAACGTCAGGCGAGCCGCCTGCGCCCATTATGAATCCACTGCTTGACGCAGTGTGCAATGCCGTGAACGCCGTCCACCCTATCACGGGCAAGACGGCTTTGGTGGTTGATGGTGCGGACATTGAGTATTGCCGCGTCGAGGGTACGGTGGAAACCGACGAAGGAACGCTTGGCGAGCAGGCGGTTTGTATTATCCCGATTGTGATTTGCGCCGCGTAATGCGGTTTTATTTTGGAAAGGAAATGTCATGCAGTTGACGTTTGGTAGCGGCGAGGTTTTCGCCGAAATGATTACGGATGCTTACGGCAGCCGTGTACAGAACGCAACGCCCGTGCGAATCATGGGCTTGCAGGAAATGTCTGTCGATTTGTCGGCGGAGCTGAAAGAGTTCTACGGTCAGAACCGCTTTGCACTGGCTGTCGCACAAGGCAAGGTCAAAGTGTCGGGCAAATTCAAAGGCGCGCTGATTAACGGTCTCGCCCTGAATACCCTGTTCTTCGGCGCGGAATATGCGACCGGAACCATGAAAGCACTTTGGGCGGACGTAACGGGTAAAGCGATTCCTGCGAGCGGCGCATATACCGTACAGGCAACCGCCCCTAACGGCGGACGCTTCGTTGAGGACGCGGGCGTGATGGGTAGCGACGGCACGGCATACGTCAAAGTAGCGAGCAATCCGACAGCCGGTCAATACATGGTGTCGGCAACAGGTTTGTACACATTCCACGAATCGGAAAAAGGCAAGACCGTCTATCCGAGCTTTACCTACACCCAAACCATGCCGGCAGCCAAAAAACTTGAACTGACTAACTTGGCGATGGGCAACACGCCGACCTTTAAGCTGAAATACCTGACGCAGTTTAAAGGCAAAAAAGCCCTGTTGGAACTGGAAAGCGTAACCAGCGGCAAACTGGGCCTGTTCTCGACCAAAAACGACGACTTTTCCGTCCCTGAAATCGACTTCACGGCGCAAACCGATGAAGCGGGCTTTAAAGTCGGTACGTTGTGGATCCAAGAGTAATCCGTGCAGACCGTCCGAAAGGGCGGTCTTTTTATTTGACCTGAATCAAGGAAACAAAAATGACAGTACGAATTAAAGGCGTAACCGTCGAACTGAACGGCACAAATTACGTTATCCCACCTATCGCACTTGGCGCGCTGGAGCAGTTGCAGGAACGCATCGGCGCATTTGACGGCAACGTCCAAGACGCCAAACAAATCTCCACCGTTATTGATTGCGCCCATGCCGCCCTGCGCCGCAATTATCCCGAAATGACGCGCGAACAGGTCGCTGATTTGATTGATATTGCCAACATGGGCGACGTATTTGCCGCCGTGATGGATGTATCGGGTCTGAAACGCAAAGAACAGGAAGCCGCACAAGCGGGGGAAGTTCAGGCGGCGGACTGAGTTTCGGCGCGATGATTGCCCACGTCTGCGCCTCTACGGGGTGGACGTGGGACTACGTCGCCGACAACTTGGATTTGCCGCGCATCAAACACTTAAACGAGTATTGGCGCGAACACCCGCCCGTGCATATCTTGGTAGCGTCGTACATGGGCATCAAGCCGTCGTCGGGCGTCGTACAAAGCGAAGCGGACGAAGCCGAAGCCATCGGTATGCTTGGCGGTAACGAACTGCCAGAAGACGAATTTAACGCCTTGCTGAAAGCGAAAGGAATCATCTAAATGGGCAATGCGATTTTCCCCACGTTCCCCGGCTTGAAGTGGGGGCGGAAGAAAACGGCGGTGTGGAGTACCGGGACGCAGAAATCGGCAAGCGGTCGAGAACTACGAACCGCTTACTACACTTACCCGCAATGGCGGTTTTCGCTGTCGTTTGAGGTACTGCGGACGAAAGCGTCCGTAAACGAACTGGAGCAACTGGCAGGCTTCTTCAATGCCCGCAAAGGCAGCTTCGAAAGTTTCCTCTATGACGATCCGACCGATAACGCGGTAACCGACCAGCCTATTGGAAACACGGTGCAGGGCGTTACGCGTTACCAGCTTGTCCGTTCGATGGGTGGTTTTATTGAGCCTGTATTGGCAGTCAAAGAACGACCCGCTGTCAAAGTGGGCGGCGTGGCTTTGACGTATGGGCGCGATTATTCCGTTACCGACAAGGGCGTTTTGGTTTTCAATACACCGCAAACGCCGGGTCGCCCTATCACATGGACGGGCGGTTTTTATTTCCGCGTGAGATTTACGTCTGATACGGTGGATTTTGAAAACGTTTTGGGCAGCTTGTGGGCAGCCAAAAAGATTGAGTTTACGAGTGTGAAGCTATGAAGACGGTAAATCAAGAACTGCTGGACTTGCTACACGGCAGCGATGAATTTCAGATGGCGGATTTGTACACCATCACGCTTTCGGGCGGTCAGGTGCTGCGCCATACCAGCGCGGATATGCCCGTTGTTTGGGATGGGCAGACCTACGAGGCGCATAAGCTGATTATCAAGCGCGGGGCAACCCGTATCGCTGTCGGCTTGGATGTGGATTCCAACACCCTGCAAATCGCCTCCGACCCCGATTACAGGCTTGAGGGTTTGCAATGGGCGGAAGCTGCTTTGGGCGGTGTGTTAGACGGCGCACGGGTCAAGATAGACCGCGTGTTTTTCAAGCCAACCGCGTCATCCATCGGCAATATGGTCGAGGACGCAAACGCCGTCTTAGAGGTTTCGGGCGTGAACCGAACCGAGACCAAAACGCTGCAAGTTCGCGGCGATTTGCCGAATGAGTTTGTTTTGTCATGCGACATTGCGCTTGAAAACGCGACGTCAATCTATGGCAAACCCTACCCGCGTATCGGTGCTGAATTGTCTGTTACCTATACGGACAATTCGGTCGGCTATTTTAGCTGCTGGTACGAAGAGGCGGTCAGCGGTACCAAGAAAACATTGAGCGAGCGCATTTCGGCAAAACACCAAATCCCCGCCGGCAAGACGGTCAAGGAAATACGCAGCCTGATTTTACAGGCACGATACCAAACGTCCGATTCCATCAGGGTTTCGGGTGTTGATTTGCGGTCGGTTGCCGATGCTGACGGCTCTCTTGCCGAACTTCGCCCCGTCGGTGCCGTGAATATCTTTTCGGGTCGTGTTTCGGATGTATCGGGCAGCAGGTCGTCTGTAAAGGTTGACGTCAAATCCGACATCGAGCTTTTGAACGTATCAAGCCCGCGCAACATCTATCAGGCGGGCTGTATGAGGACGCTCTATGACGAGGGCTGCAAGGTCAACCGCGAGAAATTTACGGTAAACGGCCGCGTAACCGAAAACAGCCAGACAGGCAGCGAGTTGACACACAATCTGACGCATGAAAGCGGCTGGTTTTCACAGGGCGTGATTAAGTTCACGAGCGGTCGAAACGCAGGCTTGAGCAGGACGGTCAAGGTGCATCGCGGCAATACGTTCGAGTTTGCCCTGCGCCTGCCATTCCCGCCGCAGGCAGGTGATGTGTTCAAGGTTTATCCGGGCTGCAACAAGCGTCAGGATACCTGTAAAAACAAATTCAATAACATCGTGCATTTTCGCGGATTCCCGTACATTCCGTCCGCTGACACGGTGGTTTAAGAGGTCGTCTGAAATGGATTTGAGAGAACAGATTGTCGAAGAAGCGCGGTCATGGCTTGGTACGCCCTACCATCATTTCGCTATGGTCAAGGGCGCGGGCGTGGATTGCGCCATGTTGCTTGCAGGGGTTTACGGCGCGGTCGGCATCGTCCCCGATGACTTCACGCCGCCCAAATATTCCCGCGATTGGCATCTGCACCGAGATACGGAGCGGTATTTGGAAGTTATCGCCAAGTTTTGCAAAGAGACGGACGAGCCAAAGCCCGGCGATATTGCCATGTGGAAGTTCGGGCGAACGTTCAGCCATTCCGCCATCTTAGTTGGCGACGGCAAGATTATCCACAGCTACATCGGGCGCGGCGTGGTTTTGGACGACATCAATCAGCCCGAACTTGACGGACGCGAAGTGAAATTTTTTACACTGGAGGCATTTAATGAACATTGAAGTATCAGCCTATGGACTTGGCGGCGGTAGCGGTGGTAGCGGCGGCGGCAGTTATGACGACACGGCCATTAAACAGGAATTGACGCGCATCAAACAGACGTTGGCAGCCTTGCCAAGCGGCGCGCCATACAACGACGCCGAAATCAAAAAGGAATTGGAAGCCGTCAAAAAGCAACTTGCCAATCAGCCCAAAGGCGGGGCGGCGTATGACGACACCGATTTGCGTAAACAGGTTGCAGCGCTTACCGAACAAGTCAGTAAGATAGCCGATACCCGCAAAGAGTATCAGGCGGCATACGTCCCTCGTTCGCAATTTATCTCCACGCCGTCCAATAACGAATTTATGACGGTCAAGTTTCAACGTCCGTTTAGCAAACGTCCTTTCGTCAAAGTTACTTTGGATTTAATGACAACAACCGTGCGCCTAACCTATATCGGCAATGCTACGGAAACGGGTTTTGATATTGCAACCAACTACGCAGGCTCTCTTGAGGGGGTTTGGTACGAGGCGCATTTAGTAGATTGATATTTAGAGGTTTTATATGGGCGGTAAATCATCAACCATTACATCGGCAGAAGAGCGGATTTTATCGCTACAGGTACAGCGGTCATCGCAGGGGCTTACCCTGCCCGTCATCTACGGCAGGACGCGCGTTGCCGGTAATCTGATTTGGTACGGCGACTTTACCACCATCGAACATAAAACCACGACACAGCAAGGCGGCAAAGGCGGCGGAGGTGTAACGCAGGAAGACATCAAGTACACCTACGAAGCCGCCGTCATGCTGGCATTGTGCGAGGGCGAGATTAGCGGTGTCGGCCGTATTTGGCGCGACAAAGAAAAATACGACTCGCTGGCGCAGTTGCGCCTGACGCTTATGCGAGGCGGCGACGAGCAGCCGTTGTGGACGCATTTGGCACAAGCAAAGCACCAAAACCAAGCTTTGAACTATTCAGGTACCGCCTACCTGTGCAGCCCAAACTACGAACTGACGAAATCCGCGCAGATTTACCAGCACAATTTCGAGGTCATTGGGAAACTGGGCTACTCCGGCAACATTCCCGACGCAAACCCGCGCGATATTATCCGAGACCTGTTGACTAACCAACGCTACGGCTGCGGTTTTCCCGTTGACAGCATCGGCGACACCGACCGATACAGCAACTATTGCCGTGCGGTCGGAATCTTCCTAAGCCCTGCCTACACGGAACAGGGCGAGGCGCAACGGAACATTTCCGAACTGCTGGAGCAGACCAATAGCGCGGCGGTGTTTTCGCAAGGTCGTCTGAAAATCGTCCCATACGGCGACGGCAATTATAGGGGCAACGGCGCGGCTTATATTGCCGACAACAAAGCCATCTACGACCTGACAGATGACGACTTTATCGTTTCGGGCGCGGAAGACCCTGTAAACGTTGAGCGCAAAACCAATGCCGACGCGTTTAACCAAATCCAAGTCGAGTATCTCGACCGCGATAATGACTATAACGTCGCCATTGCGGAAGTGAAAGACCAAGCGAATATCGAGCAGTACGGATTGCGCCCGAAAGAAGCTGTAAAGATGCACGGCATCTGTAACGGCAAGGTAGCGCAAAAGGTAGCGCAACAACTGCTGCAACGCGCCCTGTACGTCCGCAATGAATATGAGTTTAAGCTGGGTTGGAAATACTGCCTGCTCGAACCGATGGACATCGTAACCCTGACTGACGCAGGGCTTGGCTTGGATAAAACGCCCGTCCGAATCACGGAGATTGAAGAAGACGAAGAAGGGGTTTTATCCGTCAAGGCTGAAGACTACCCTGTCGGCGTTTACACAACGTCGGAATATCCGACGCAGCCGTCTTTGGGCTATTCCGCCGACTACAACGTCTCACCGGGTAACGCCCATGCGCCCGTTATTTTTGAAGCACCGTTGCAACTGACAGGCGGCGAGCCGCAAATTTGGATGGCAACCGCCGGCGGCGATATGTGGGGCGGTGCTGAAGTGTGGGTGTCAACCGACGGCGACAGCTATACCCGCGTCGGCGCAGTCAATCACAAGGCGCGTTTCGGCTCGCTGACTGCTGCTTTGCCGAATGGTGCGGTTTTCGACCGTACCAACACCCTGAGTGTTGAAATATCCGCAGGTCAAATCACAGGCGGCACGGAGCAGGACAGCCGCGATTTGCTGACGCTGAGTTACGTTGACGGCGAGTTTTTGGCATACGCAAACGCCGAATTGAAAGGCGTGGGTCGTTACACACTGGGCAACCTGACGCGCGGCGCGTATGGCTCCGCTATTGACAGCCATGCGGCGGGCAGTAAGTTCGCGCGTATCGACGAAGCATTGTTCAAATATGCCGTCCCGCGTAACTGGATTGGTCGTACCGTTTGGGTCAAGCTGGTTTCGTACAACGTTTTCAGCGGCGGCATTCAGGATTTGGCGTCCGTTCCTGCGTACTCTTACACCATCAAGGGCGCACCGCTGGGGCAGATTCAAAACCTGCGCCTGTCGTCTTCGTGGTCGTACGGCAAAGAAGCCGTCATCGCTTGGGATAAATTGGATGGCGCGGATACCTACGACGTGGAAATCTACGCAGGCAACAGCCAACGCCGTTTACGGACGGTCAGCGGTATTGTTGACAACAGCTACACCTACACTCAAGCGGATATGAAAGCCGATGGCGGGCAGGTGCGTGATGTTGTCTTTAAAGTTCGTGGACGTGCGGTTACCGGCAAAACGGGCAACTGGGCGCAAATCGCGGCGCAAAATCCGCAACTGGCGGCGTTACAAGGCATTGCTGTTGATAGCGGTTTGAAACAGGCGTTTTTTACCTGTCAAAAACCTGCCGAAGAGGATTTCGCGGGTATTATCGTTTGGGTGTCTGAAAACGCAGCTGTACCGACCATAGACGCAAACAAAGTCTATGACGGCGCGGAAACGTTTGTAACCATTGCCAAATGCAACGGCAAACCGCTGGAGAAAGGTAAGACCTACCATTTGCGCGCGGCGGGCTATGACAGCTTTGGTAAAGACGCCTTGAAAATCAGCAATAGTGTGTCGTTTACCGTTTACGATGTATCAACGACAGACCTGTCAGAAAGCAATCTGAACAAGTCATTGCGCGACAAAATCGCCCTGATTGATGGCAACGGCACAGGCAGCGTCAACGAGCGTATCAAAAACGCGAACGAGGACAGAAAGCGTGAAATTCAGACTCTTTCTTCACGCCTTGATACCGCGCAACAGTCGGCAAATGAGACCAAAGCAACGGTTCAGGTAGTTCAGACGACCTTAACCAAAGCGACAGGCGACATCAAATCGCTTGGCGAACGTATCACGACAGCCCAATCAACCGCTGACGGCAATAAAGCGACGGTACAAGCCCACGCGAAAAGCATCAACGGCTTGGAAGCGCAATACACGGTCAAGGTCGATGTTAACGGCAAGGTAGCAGGCTACGGCTTGGCAACCACACCAAAAAACGGCACGCCTGAAAGCAAATTCATCGTCAATGCCGACCGTTTCGGTATCGGCGCACCGGGCAAAGCTGACGTTTTTCCGTTTACGGTAGATACACAGCAAAACCGTGTCGGTGTAAATGGCGAACTGGTGGTAAACGGCAAGGCGATTGTCGATAGGTTGAACGCCGGGGATATTCACGGCGACAAAATCACGGCAAACACGCTTAACGCAAACCGCCTGAAAGCTGGAAGTATTACGGCGCGTGAGATGGCGGCTGGAAGTATTACGGCTGATAAGCTGGCGGCAGGCTCAATAACCGCTGATAAATTAGCGGCTAATTCCGTTACGTCTGAAAAGTTATCTGTGCGAAACCTATCTTCCGTCAGTAGTGATTTAGGGGATATTCGCGCAGGTAATATCAATATCGGCAACGGTGCTTTTACCGTGTCGAGGGATGGCGATTTATACGCAAAAAATGGGCGTTTTGAGGGTACGGTTTATGCAGATAAAATTGAAGGTGATGTGCTGAAGTTTTTCCAATTTCAGCGCGACGGAGTGGGTAGGTTTAGCTTGAGATACCATAATAACGGCAGTAAAAACGTTATATTATCGTTGCAAAACCTGTCGTTTACAACGCCTAATTCAAAATCCAGCTATTGGGTCAGAATTAAGATTAACGGTCAAAAAATACTCGAGCAAGAATTTTGGTCGGTATTTAGCCATACTGTTTCGAGCAACAGGGGTAATAGTGAAGTTTATAAAGGCATTTTCTATAACATTCCATTTACTCATATTGTAAATGGGGCTAGTGCTGTTGACATTGTTATTGAAATAGACCATGAGGAAACTGTTAGTAGATCTACTCATTGGTATCAAGTTGATATCCCATCAACACCTTATGTTTTAGCAGCAAGAATTTAGTTATTCAAAAGGAATTAATATGAAACAAGTAATTGCAATTTCACACGAAATCGAAGACGAGAGCACCGGTGCGGTGGCGAATTATCATGTAATCGAATATGTAGGTATCGATTACAAGTACAAAACCGTTACGGCAACCCTGAACGGCTACGTCTCGAAAAAGGCATACGATGCGGGGCGTAAACCGCTTTGCTCCCACTCGATTTCCGTCAATGCCCTGCCTGAAGATGGCGAAGTGTCCCGCGCTTGGTTGTACGGCAAAGCTGTTGAGCAAGGAAACGACCAAAGCATCTTTTCAGGCGCGGAACTGGTTGAAGCCTAATCTAAATTTGAAACAACGCCCGTGATGATTCACGGGCTTTTTTTATGGGCGGTCGTATGAGCGATTTAGAAACAAAAATCAAGATAACCGTCGAGAACGGCACGGCTGCGGGCTTTAATCAGGCGGCAAACTCCGCGTCGAATGCCTCCAAGCAGATTGAAAACGCTATCGGACAGGTGCGATCAGAATTGACGCGCAGCTTTTCCGAAATGCAGAAATCGATGGAACGGGCGTTTGATGTTGATATGTCCGATTTTGTCGGCGGGGTCAGCGACGGCAAGGAAAAAGTCAGGGAACTGAACGCCGAACTTTCCAAGACTGGGGATAAGGCGGCTGAAGCGGCTGGCGGGCTGGGTAAAATTGGAACGGTTTTAGCAGGCTTCGCAACGCTGTCATTCGCAAAATCCCTGCTTGATACCGCCGACGCCATGCAGTCGATAAACAGCCAAGTCCGACAAGTCACGTCGTCTGAAACGGAGTATTTAGCCGTACAGCGTCAGCTTTTGGATGTGGCAAACAGCACCCGTGCGTCGCTGGAGTCAACGGCAAGCCTGTATGTATCCACAAGCCGCGCCCTGAAAGACTACGGTTACACGCAACAGGAAATATTGACGTTTACCGAAGCGACAAATAACGCGATGACAATCGGCGGAGTGGGCGCGCAACAGCAAGCCGCCGCGTTGATGCAGTTATCGCAGGCTTTGGGCAGCGGTGTATTGCAGGGCGACGAATTTAAATCCATTGCCGAAGCCGCCCCTATCCTGCTCGATACGATTGCGGAATATATGGGCAAGTCCCGCGCCGAAATCAAAAAGCTGGGCAGCGAGGGACAACTGACGGCTGATGTTATTTTTAAAGCCATATCGGGCGCGTCGGAAAAGTTTGGCGAGCAGGCGGCAAAAATGCCTATGACGATGGGGCAGGCATTGACGGTGTTTTCGAACAACTGGCAAAGCATGGTTTCCAAGTTGCTGAACGACAGCGGCGCAATGAGCGGCATCGCATCTATTATCAAACTGATTGCGGATAACCTTAATTTGGTCGTCCCCATCATAGCGGGCTTTGCGGTTGCCATTGCCGCTGCGACGGTGCAGGTGCTTGGTTTGAATGTTGCCATGCTCGCCAACCCGTTTGGTTTGATTGCGGTTGCCATCGGCGCGGTAATCGGCTTGATTGCGCAGTTTGGAGACCAAATTGATATTTTCGGCGGCGGCTGGTCTAACCTGCTTGATGTAATTCAGGCGGTTTGGCAGGCGATCACGGAAACCATCGGCGAAGCCATCGGCTCGATAAGGGAGTGGTTCGGCTCGCTGACAGGCTGGCTTGGCGAAAGCGTGGGCGGTTGGTCGGCTTTGTTTGAACGTGTGATGGGCATCATATCAAGCGTCATCGGTGCGTCGGTAAATGCCTTCGTCAACACGTTTGCGACAGGCTGGATGCTGATTAAAGAAGCCGCCAACAATATGCCGCAGTTCTTCGCTAATCTCGGCAAGGCTATCGGCAACGTGTTTATCTCCGCCATTGAGTGGATGATAAACAAGGCAATCGGCATGATTAACAGCATGATCGACTTTGCCAACAAAGCCGCGTCGATGGTCGGAATATCGGGCATTGATAAGCTGAGTAGCGTCCAAATCGGGAAGATGGACGACGGCGGGCTTGGCGGTCGAATCGCTGACAGCATGACGAAAGACCGCGCCGGAGCAATGGCAAGTGCCATCAAGGAACGGGCTGAAAAGATTCGCAAAAACAGAATCATAGAAAAAGAGCATCGTAAAGAGAATAGTAGCGGGAACAGCGGCGGTGGCGGCGGTGGCGGTGGCGGCGGTGGCGGTGGCGGCGGTAGTGGTCGCAAAGGCGGCGGGCGTAAGGGTCATGGCGGCGGCGGCGGTCATGCTGGCACAGCCAAAGACCCGATGCAGGCATGGGAAGAAGAAATCAAAGCCCAAAAGCTGGCACACCGCGAAATGCAGCGCGACACGCTGAATCATCAGGAATGGGATTTGGCGCGTGAAGCCGCTTACTGGCGCGCAAAACTGGCAACGGTTGACGCAGGCAGTAAAACAGGTTTGAAACTGCGTGAAAAAATCCTGACCCTCGAAGACCAATTATCCAAACAATCGACCGAAGCCAAAATCAATCAGGTGGCGGCATGGGAGAAGCTGGATAAGCACAAGTTGGATATGGAAAAGGACGCGGCAGACCAAGCTCTAGCCAACGGTCAAATCTCGCAACTCCAACGCCTAGACTTGGAAATCGAGTTTGAAAACCGCCGTTATCAGATTGCCTATGACGCATTGCAAGAACGTATCGCACTTGCCGAACAAGATCCGACATACAGCCAATCAGCCATAGACAAGCTGAAACAGCAGATGGCGGAGCTTGGGCAAGGCCATGAACGTGAGCAGGGCAAAAACAAAGGCAAACGGGAGCAGCAACGCCGCAAAGACGCGCCAAGTTTCTCGGAGATGCTGCAAGACGGCGGGAAGAATGTTTGGCAGACGGCACAAGACCAAATGGGCCAGGCTTTTTCCGCCATGCTGTCGAGAACGCAGACGTTTAGCCAAGCTATGACGGGCTTTTTCAAAAGCACGGGACAAGCGTTTATCGAAGAGATGGTCAGTAAGCCGCTGATGGGCATGATGAAACGCATGGTTCAGGAATCGGCGATTTATAAATCCATCTTTGGGGCTAAACAAAGCATGGAGCAGGCAGGCGCGGCGGCAACGGTTGCAACTAAAACGGCTGAGACATCGGCTGTCGTAGGGGCAAACGCTACGCAGGCTGCTTCAGGCGCGGCGGCATCACAAGCCGCTATCCCTATTACCGGTCCTGCTCTAGCGGCCGCTGCGATGGGCGCGATGTTTGCGCTTGTGATGGGTTTGGTCGGCGGCGGGGGCGGTTCTAAAACGTCCACGACCACGACGCGGATTCCGTCGGCGGCGGGCGGCTGGGATATTCCCGCGGGTATTAATCCGCTGACGCAACTGCACGAAAACGAGATGGTCTTGCCTGCGGAACACGCACAGACAATCCGTGAAATGGCAGGTCAGTCAGGTGGCGACAACAGCACGATTATCATCAACACAACGGGCGGCGATTTTGTCCATAAAAAAGACATGGCGAAGCTGCTAAAACAGTTGAATCGTGAATTTAAGTTGGTGTAGGTGTTTAGGTCGTCTGAAATCAGACGGCCTTTTTTATGGAGGTTTTATGAGTGAATCTATCAAATGGCTTAAGTATGTTCTCGAGCTTCGTTTTCTTCCTGTGCGTTTCCAACGTTGGTTATTCAGTACCGGGACGCGGGCGGTCGAATTTATCAGCGGTTGCGCGATGATTGGGTATGCACTGGTCTTTGCGTTCTCGCCGAACGACATCTACAACTGGCCTATCTACTACAAGTTCAAGGATATTTCGGAGACGACGTTGATTCTTGTATTTGGCGGGGTGGGCGTGTTGCAACTGGCAGCGATGTACTGGCAGACGTTCAAAGGGGAGGTTTTGTCAGGTTATATCCTGCTTATATCTGCCTTTATTTGGTATCTGACGGCATATGCTTTCTGGGCTGCCTACCCGCCTGCTCATACGGGCATGGTTATTCCGCCCGTCTTGGCGTTACTTTGCTTACTCGCTGGTAATAACTCACTTAAATTCTTGTTTTCGGAGGATAAATTCAAACGAGAGCAAAAGGGGGAATGATGCACGATTTTTTTCAATTCGGCTATCTGTTTGCCATAGGGGGCGGCATCGTCGGTAGCGCGTGGTCGAGCATGAAAGACCATGACAAAATCGTTTCGAGTGTTTTCGAGGCGGTTGTGTCGGCGGCAGCGGCGGCGGCAGTGGCAGAACGGTTTTTAATGTTAAATCAGGTATGGACGTGCGCGATCGCCGGTGCTTTTGTCGGTATTCTGACGGGCCATGCGATGGATACCGTTAAAAGCCTAGCCCCTGGCATTATGACTAAATGGGCTAAGAAAACGGCGGGTAAATTCGTCGATAAAGATTAGTTAAACAATAGGTTGTCTGAATTTCAGACGACCTTTTTTATTTGGAGAACGAAAAATGCAAATCACTGAACACTTTAGCTTAAAAGAACTGACACGAAGCGAAACAGCGCGTCGTTTAGGTCTTCAAAATACGCCCTCTTCTGCTGAAATGGCAAACATTCAATACACGGCTGAACAGCTTGAAAAAATCCGCGCTTATGTTGGGCGCGGAATTGTCGTAACTTCATGCTTTCGCAGCGAGCGTGTGAACAAGGCGGTCGGCGGTTCGCCAACATCTGCCCATCGTTTCGGCTTGGCCGCTGATTGTGATGCTATCGGTTTGACTTCTTTGGCGTTTGCGAAAGAAATCATCAAAATGCGTGACGAAGGGAAAATCAAGTTTGACCAATTGATTCTTGAGTTCCCGGAACGTGGGGACGGCGCGTGGGTACATGTGGGATTCCGCCGCAACAGCCCTATGCGTAACCAAATCATGACGGCAACCAAAAAAGGCGGCAAGACTGTCTATTTGCCCGGTCTGCACGTCTAAAGGCTATGTATGAATCCCGTTGATTTTACAAATCGGAAAATCGCGGAATGGCAAACCAAAAGCCGAGAGGCGAGCGAAAACGCAGACCTGGCGGCTTTTGAGTTTGCCGAACGTGAGATTAAAACTTATAAGGATATGCTGGAATTATGGTTGAAACGCTGCTCAAAAATTGGAAATTGATTGCGGCTTTAGTCGTGATCGCAATCTGCATCGGTGCTTGGCAAGCCGACCGCAAGGCGGAATATCGGCGCGGCCGCGATGAAATGGCCGCTGAAATTTCAGGTCGTCTGAAAGACGCCGCAATCAAAAAAGCTGAAGAAGACCGCGAATCGTCTGCCGTGTATCAGGCAGAAAAGGCGGTGCGCGAAGAAAAAGAAAGGGTGCGCTATGTACAAGTGCCGAAACTTGTTGAACGTGTTGTGTATCGGAATACCTGTCTTGATTCTGATGGGTTGTCAGTCATCAACGCTGCCATTACCGACGGCGATTAAACCACCCGCCGATTTGGTGCAGCCATGCCCCAAACTGCCGAAGCTTGAGGGCGGAACAGGGGCGGAGATGCTGCCGTGGTCGTTACAGGTCGTCCATCTGTATAATGATTGCAAGGCGCGGCACAAGGCGTTGTCTGATACTCTTCAATAAAACAAAGGCCGTCTGAGATTTCAGGCGGCCTTTTCCTCATTTATTCTTCAAATATTCCAACAATTTCAGCCATTTGGTGTGAGGCATATTCGCATAACTACTCATGCTTGGGCTTGCTTCCCATTTTTGGGCGGTTTTCAGTTTTGATTCCGTGATGTCGGCAACATTCTGCTGTGTCAACCCATACTCTTGGCGTAGGGCTTTCAGGTTTGCCGGTGTGTAACCAAGCTCAAAATTCTCAATCATCAATATCTCCAAAGCTTAATTCTTCACATATCCGCCAAATACTTTTTTACCCCAATTTAAATCATCGAACATATCCCAAAATGCAGGTACATCAAGTGAATAGAATAAATGTTGTTCCCCGTTTTTGTATGTCATGATTTGAGCAGTTTTAATATTTTCGTTTCCAATCGTAATGAATTTGAATGAAACTTCATGAACTGTAAAAGCTTCCCCATCTACAATTAAAATATTTTGTTCGGGCTTAAACTCCGCTTCTTTTGTTTCGCCAGTATTGATCCGGTTGAATCGTGTAACAGTTTCGTATTGACGTTTTACTTCAGTTTTTTCGGTTTTGATGATGTTTATTGAGAATTTCATTTTTTGCTCCTATAAGCCCCTGTCAGCCCGGGCGCGACGTGGTTGGTTTATTTCCAAGATTTGAGGGTATCGACAACGTGCTGCATCCGTTCTTCTTTCGTTTCAAGACCTTTTAAAGAGATGTCTTGTACAAAGTAGCCATCTTCGTTTCGGATGCCGGCATATCCTTTGTGCCACTCGATGGAATATTTGCGCTCAACCTGCTGCTCAGTAGTTTGTACGCCATCAAATATTTTAGCGGTTACGGTAAGTTTTACGGTAGTCATGATATTTTTCCTTTTGCCCCTGTTAATCGGTTTCGGCGGTCTGTGTTGTCTGCCGATGTGTGTATATTACCTCTTTATAAGAGGTAATGCAAGAGGTTTTTTGATTTTTTTGTATAAAATCCATAACTTTATGATTTGTATGATAATTTATTTATGGGTTATCTACAAAATCCGCCCAATCTTGCATCATTTGGCGGCGTTGATTGATAAATTTGGCATGAAAATATGCCGCATCTGTTTGATTGTCTTTGGCGTGGGCAAGCTGCGCCTTGATATGCTCATGCTCGTAGCCCATTTCTGACAGATTTGTCGCCAGTGTAGCCCGGAAATCATGCCCCGATATGGTCAGCCCCATGTACTCTAACGCCCGATTGATAGTTGTTGCTGAAATCATATCATCAGGCCGTCTGCTGTTTGGAAATAATAGACGGCCTGAGCCAGTGAACGCATGCAACTCTTTCAGAATCTCAACGACTTGCCAAGATAGCGGCACGATGTGTAGGCGTGATTTCTTCATTTTATTGGCAGGTATGCGCCAAATCCCCGATTGTAGGTCAATATCCACCCATTCCGCGCGTCTGGCCTCAATCGTGCGGACGGCTGTGTATAGCAATAACTGCGCTGCTTTTTTGACGACGAACGAGCCATTGTAGTTTGCAAGGCTTGTTTTAAAATCCCTGATTTGCTCGGCGGTCATCGCTTTGGCGTGGGTTATTTCTGGGCGTTTGAGATACCCGGCAAACGCTAAAGTCGGGTCATTTGTCGCCCTCATTGTTCGGATCGCGTATAAAAACACCGCGCTCATGTGTTGGCGGGTGTATATACCCGACACAATAACGCCTTTTTCTTTGCATACGTCGAGGCACTCCATAATCTGACGCGGCGTTACTTTGGTTATCGGCGTGTCTCCGATGATTGGATAGGCATAACGCTCAAGCATACTCTGCGCGGCTTTGATACTGCCTTTGCTGATTGTCTTGGTCGTAAAGTATTCTTCGGCAATCGCCCGGAACGTGTTTTTGTTTTGGCGCGCGTTTTGCCGTTTTTTCTCGGCTCTGTCTTTGGCTGGGTTAATCCCCTGCTGGACAAGTAACCGCGCTTCCTTTCGCTTCTCACGCGCTTCAGCCAGTGAGACATCAGGATATGCGCCGATAGCAAAAACGGACTCTTTACCGTCAAGCCTGAAGCGATAACGCCATAGTTTCGAACCGTTTGGATTGATGACGATATACAAACCGTTGGAATCGGTTAATTTATAAGGCTTCTCGGCTGGTTTCGCCTTGCGGATTTGGGTATCGTTAAGCATAAAAAAGCGGGTATGTGTGAGGGGATACCCACAATCATACCCACTTTTTTCAAGGATTGCTACGCACCAGCACGAACGGAAACGGACAATAAGTAGCGTTAAATTCAGATTTTTCAAAACGATAAGATTCAA